ATGGAACAGCTGTTTGTCCATAAAACTTAACATCTGCTAAGCATGCTATAAATGACTGGTTTTCATTGATTTCTACACCGTGTCTTAATAAACAAGTATGATGCGGTTTAATATTTGTATTTGTGTTGCTGATTTGACATAACGAACTGGCTTCATTGAAGAATAATTGGATAGCCATAGGCAAATATCCCCAACGATTTTGTGTAATAGGTAGTTTCTCTGGAGCCATAATGTAATACTCGTCTTTTTCTACGACTTGTTTTTTTGGTAGTGGCATAAGACTTACTTCTTTTTCTTTTTCTTTTTCTTCTGCTACTGGGACTTCTTTTACTAGAGGTAGGACTTCTACTTTATCTTTATCTTGTTCTTCTTTATCTTTTTCTTTATATTGTTCTTCTTCTTGTTCTTTATCTTTTTCTGTATCCTGCGGTGCCTTTGGTGATTCCTGTTTTTTTGACATGTTAGCACATTGTTGTCTTCGTTCTATTTGACTAGGAGTATTCCAGTTTTTAAAACAACACGGAATACATAATCCGTTTGGATGTGTCCCATCTTTTAAAAATCCTGGATAATGTGTTTTATAATTATCTCTCGATACATGTTCGGCTCCTTTGAAAAATTCATATACATAACTACCCTTAGGGACAGTGGTAGCGTTCTCCGGGATAATTCCACCACAAACACCGGATTTAGCTTCTTCTGCTGTAAGAGGCATATTTGTTTTTAAGCACCAATAACGAGGACAAGTATAATAATACTGGTTGTCAGGATTAGAGCCATATTTCACATAATCACTTTCTTTTAAAAACCCTGGTTTTTCTGCATCAATGCGTTGTTTTTCTTCCTCGGTTAAAATAACAGGTTGGCGTCTCATATTAGAAGCACATGACCTAGAATAAGCATTGTAGTTTCCACTTTGTTTTGTTAAAAAGAGAACAGGATCTTTGTCATACATTTTTTGGAAAAAATAATAAGGATTCGCTAAATTCATGCCATCGATATTTTTTTCCAACTTTTCTACAGGCACAAATGGTTTTACCTTTTCTATTGGTTTTTGTTTCTTTTCTTCTTCTACTAGTTTTACAGGTTCTTCCTCTACTATAAGTGAACTTGCTTCACTTGGTAAACTTTCTACCTTTGGTAAACTTGCTTCACTCGGTAAACTTGCTTCACTCGGTAAACTTGCTTCACTCGGTAAACTTGCTTCACTCGGTAAACTTTCTACCTTTGGTAAACTTTGTTCTGCATCTTCTTGTTCTACCGATTTTTCTTCCACTGATAATGAATTTACTTCTTCTTTTGCCTCTGCATCTTTTTCTTCCACCGATTTTTCTTCTACTGATGATGACATGTCTTCTTTTGGTAAACTTACAGCTTCTTGAATAAGGATATCCGCTTTTTTGATTTCTTTCTCTAGTTCTTCATCTGACAATGGAACATATGTGTCTTCTTCTTTTTTCTTTTCTTCTTCTTCTTTGGATGAAGATAGATTATCTATATTAATGATAGGCCCTAAAGAACTAGATTTGGATTCATCTGTCTCTGTTTCCTTTTTTTTTTCTGATGAAAGCCCAACAATATTATTATCATTTAAGGAATCGTTATTAGATGAGAAAGAAACTGGATTACTTGTCTCTTCCTCTTCTTCTTCCTCTTTTTCTTCCTCTTTTTCTTCCTCTTTTTCTTCTTGTAAACTAGGTGAAAGACTTCCTATTTCACTAAGAGACCCATCTCCAGATGGAGGAGTAGGAGAAACGCTTTCTAGAGAAGCTATCTTTGTTTCTTCTTTGTCTCTTCTTGAGCCTTCACTGCTTTCCTCTTCAGAGAGACTATCTAATCCAATAATATCTCCTTCTACTAATGATTCAGGTGACGATGAATCAGGCGAGGATTTACCTCCTGCAAGACTATCTATTTGCTTTTCTTCTTCTTTTTCTTCATCATCACCGGATTCATCATCAGAAAAGAACAAATCAAGCGCGGTCTTCTGCTTATCTTCATTTTCTTCAAAGGCTTGGTTATCCAAGTATTCATCCATATCCAAAAATTCCAAATCACCCCCTTCTATGAATGGAATTTTTTGCTCTAAGAATCCTTTTTCAGATTCAGCAATAATATCTTCTACAGCTATGTCTTCCACTGTTTCTCTCCCTTTACATAGTGACATGACTCTATCTAGGGGGACTTTAGAAGAGAGTTGTCCTTCATCATTGAGCTGTGTTAATCGAATTAACGAATCTATATAAATGGGCAAAGTGTCTAAATAATGGATATTATCGATGCCCTCGGTTTGAATCGTAATATTATTCGTCAACTTATTCAATGTAATCGTTATTTTAAACCCAGGATTCACTTTTATCTCAATAGAGCTTCTTCTGGAACCGTGTTCTACTTGCAATTCGCTCGCCATTTTTGATAATAACTGTGTAGCATCACTCTCCGTCATTTCATAGTTTTCCATAAGAATCTCAATAATCTCTTCACCTCGCATTCCCTGTTTCTGTTTTTCAATGACAAATGCTTCACGACTATTCTTCTTATTAAAATTAGCTACTCGTTTGAATCTCAACTCAACCCCTCGTTTAATATCTTTGGACTCAACAATAAAACAGCTGGATACGCACGCTTGTATCGTCTTTATACGGAAAGGACGGTCAATCTGCACCACTGTATGATATTCAATATCTTTAACCTCGATTCTCTCATTGAATAACGATTCGAATAAGGAAATTGTATATCCACTTTCTTCCAAGAATTGTTTCACTTGTTGAATAATAGGATTGACTCCTGTAACAATTAGCCTAGTAACCTCCTCTACAGAAAGCTTCTTTTCGAATTTACTAGAAATCATAATCTCCCCTAGTTCATTGAATTCACATACAAATGAATGCTCCTCGTGTAAAATATAAATAGCTACTGATTTTACTTTGCCAATACCTCGCATTAATTTGAAAATATCACTCTTATCAAGAACCGGAATTTTCCTACCATCTTTAGATACTTGCCCATTTGTAAACAGCCTGTATAAGTTTTCTTGCCTCGTAGTCGGGTTAAACTTAATTAACGGATTTTCTTCCGTAGCATGAATCAACTTGAAAATGATATCCAGAGGAATTTTCATTTTATACACGGGGAACATGATAAAACGAATAGACATGATTCCTCGTTCCTTATAGGATAATTCACTTGTTCTACCTTCATACAAGTTGTAGAATAGACTTATTTTTTGGAACATTTCATCTAAGTCTTCTTTTTCCCCGTCTTTATCTCTCAGTGCATCTATTTTATCAGCATATTCTCCGCTCGTGGTAATTCCCTGTTTCATTAAAAAGGGGAAATAAATGGCTAATGTATAACGATCACTAATGCCATTTCTATCTGTATAGTCTAAGACATCTTCTGCTAAACAAATAGTAATAATATTATTACTAATCGGTCCCATATTTAGAAGAAGATGACTATTCAATGTCGTCACTGATTTTCTCGCAGCGCGTTCTATAAATTCATCGTATTCTGTTACTTGATATGGATTCACGATAAACGGATATTCATTCTCTATAATGAAAAACTTTTGTCCTAACACTTTATTCACTTTGAAAACCCGGTCTACAATATTTAAGGCTAGTATATCATCATAAGTGTATATGTCTTTTACTGGTATATCAAATGAGTTTGCTTCATCTATTACAATGTTCGATAAAAACTGTTGCAAGCGAATATGTGTTAGATCCAGGCGACCATTTTGGGTAAGGGTCTGATAAATATTCACTGGATTTAACTCTTGTTCTTGTTGACAAAAGAGGTATAATTCATCGAGAGAAAAAGTATTTGAGAACTCCTTTTGTATTTTTAATTTGATAGTTCCAATACTATCGTCAAAGTGGATTTGTTGTTTGCAAAAAATTACAGGGACTCTATTATCGAGAATCGTGGTAAGTTCCTCTTGTGAAAATATGTTCTTGAATACTTCATTATTCGGGTCTCTTTCAAATACTTCTTCTATATGGTCTTCGTAGTAGAATACATGGATAGACTGAATAGTGTCTTCTACTACTTTATGAACCTTATAAATAGAATTTGCCTTTTTCTCTGACATTTATTATTATATTATATTATGTATCTATAAATTTTCTTTCATTTATACATAATATTATTGTGTTCTCTCATCTTATTCATCGTTTTTATAATAGAAGTTCTTACTGTCTCTTCCGATAGAGACATCAATTCGGCTACATATTCATTCGTTCTAATACCATTTTTATAGGGATACTTATAGGTAAATATTCGTTTGTCTCTTGCTGAGATAGTAAGATTGTCTAAGGTTTCCATATAATCGTCATAGGAGCTTCTAAACTCTGGTGGTTCAGGCTGTCTTTTTTCCAGTTGCCAGTAATCTTCGTAACTTAGTAAAATAGGTCTTACACGCTTTCTCTCTTTTGAAAACCGTTTATATAGCCTTTTATAAAGAGGTAAATTGGACATAGGTTGCAATTGATTAACGCCTTTGAACAAGAAACCCTGAACGTAAATATATAAATAAGGTGAAAAAGAGTACTCTGGATTGTATTTTTCAATGGCTTTGCAAAGACCTTGCATGGCATATAGGTCCAATTCTTTTTTAGAAATATGTTTGCATAAGTAAGGGTGCGCTTTTTTAAAGGTGTTTGCTTGATGTGAAGCCCAACCTTCGTATTTTTCATATATAATCTTGTTCGTTTTCTCTCTTAATTCCGGAGTTGTTTCTGGACTTTGTAAAATATAACGAATGGATGACCATTGATTTTTTGTCAATAAGATTGTGGCATTAATAGTAAGAGAGAAAAATAATATAGATATCAATAGGAGGTGCATTGATACATATAAATAGAGAGAAATGTTTATACTCTTTTTCTAGACCTTCTTAGCTTTCTACCCTTTTTACCCTTTCTAGACTTTTTACCCTTTCTAGATTTTCTTCTTTTTCCTCTATGTCCTCCTGCTTGTTCTTCTTCAAATGGATATTCCAAAGTGTCATCAGGTTCATCATTTGTTTCGCCTTTAGACATAAACTCATCTATCGCTTGAAATTTTAATCTCTCTATAAGTTGAATTCCTAGATTATCAGGTCTTCTTTCAAATGACCTAATGCGTCTTAAGAATCCAGGATTATTTTGTTTGTGCACAGTAATAAATGTGCTGTATCTAAAAAGATAATATTCATCTTTATTAACCGGTTCAGAAGTTTCTGTGATTTCCTCAATAACATTTGCGGGGTTCCATGTTCTTCTAATAAATGTTAGAAACCCCTGAGTCCCAATATTTTCTTTGGCTATTAATGTGCCAACAAATATAGGTAGGTTCTTATAATATTCATCTACTTCTCCTTGAGTTGGGGGTAATCCTGTTACCGGAGATAATACTAATCCGGTTGCCAGATCTACTGGATATCTTTTAAAATAAATGAATTCCTTACCTATTTCAGGATACCTATGTGGTTCTGTATTTAATACTCCTAATAATAAATAAGGATGACCAGGCGTAGTATTATAAGCACGCACAATTTTTTTCTTAATTGATAAAAAATAAGTTTTTTGGATTTCTGGTGGAAGTGGAGCAAGAGGTGGTCCTGATGGTAGCGATGCAGAAGACGCAAACATACTATAATACTATATATTATTAACAATATAATATTATAAAATTACATATCTAGCAAAGGATTATCGGTAATTGTCATTCCACAATATCCCGTAGGATTCTTTTTATAGTCCACCACCTTGTAAATATGAATCTCTTTTGCGTTCTCTAGTAAGAACTTGAAATTCTGCCAAAAATCCTGTTTATGTCCTACACTTGGTGTCATTAGATGAGCTAGTTCATGAATAGCCACAAAGGTTAATGTATTCAAATCAATCAAGGTTTCATTATTCGTCTTTGTCTTGTTCAAACAGAACGCAATCTTCTCTCCTTTGTTCTCACTATAAGCTGTTAATTCACTCGTTGGTAAGGTTTCGCTGATTTTCTTAGGATTGAAATTTGTTACTAAACGTTTCACATCGGGGTCATCTGGATATTTCTTTCCTACATAGGCCACTAATTCTTTACACTTTTCAGTGACAGTGGCTAATAAATCAGAGGCCTCTTTCACTTTCGTTCTATCTCTCACGCAATATTTATTTCCATCGACTGTAGAAATAACACATTTTAAGTTATAAACATCTGATTCCGAGTATATTTTTAAACAGACTAATAAGATAAATCCAATCATTATATAACATAGAATATTGCTCTTCATGATATTATACTATACAAAGGTTATTTTTTTCACAAATATTCAAGTATTCTTTGCTCAATATGTTTGTCTACATTTTGTTTTATAATCAATTCCATATAGTTACAAAGGTCAGCAATGGCCAAAGTATATTTCACACGGGTCTTCAATGCATTTATCTTCTTAATTTCTGCCAAAATGTCTTTTACTCTGTGAGCTACATACCACAAACTAGGGTTTTTAATAATAGAACAGCAACACAAACAAGTGCGGGTTTCATTGTGAACTATTTCACTAATTCTCTTTGACACAGGTGGAACCACAAATTTATAATAAGGCAAATTATTTATCGTAACTGTAGGAGGACGAAAAGGATAATCAGAATTCATGGTAATGGTAATATTGTTAATGCAAACAATCGTTTTGCTCTCTTGATACATTACGTTAATGGATTTATACTCTGGAATCAAATCTTCCATTAATTCTACTGCTAGACGCTTTAATGAAGTAACCATATTTACTTTATTATGAAGTTTTTAAATATTATTATAATATATAACTTTTATACATTATTATATGGCATCTTCTGACAGATATTTGGGGCTTACTGGAGATGAAGAGACAGATAGAGGAATCATTGCAAATCTTATTGAGAAACATAGAGGAAAGAAAATATCAGGATTTCAACAATTTTTAGAAGAGCTTAGCGCACAGAAAAAAAGTGTTTTAGAAGAGAGTAGAGCAAAGAAACAAAGTTTTTTAGACGAGATTAGCGCAACAGTAAAAGCTAAAGATGACGCAAAAACTAAACTTCGTGCTAAGGAAATGAGAGATAGTGAAATTGAGAGAAATGTTGAAGAAATATTTCGGGGAAGACCATCGAGCAAATCCGCAGAAGCAAAAAAATTGCTAACTGAAAGACTAAAAAAATATACACCTTCGCAGGTTATTTACACTCCAAAACCAACCATAGGAGGCAAAAAAAGGAAAACAAAAAGAAGACGCCATTCTAAGAAAAAATATTCTTTTCCGAAAAAAACACGCAAAACTAGGCATAGGAAAAGACGAAATAGTGTGTAAAGACCTTAATTATTTATATATTTGTCTATAGTATGAATAATTATATTTTATTTTTCTTTGTATTATTATTGTTATTATTGTTATTATTATTTACTTTGGTAGCATATAAAAATAAAAATAAAAATAAAAATAAAAACCACTATGATTATTATGTTTCAACATTATGTATCGGTGATAGTTATTCTCCTATACGACCTCATTGGGAAAAACGCATAAGTCAAACTACTAAAAATGCGGGTATTGTAGTATATGACGAATCCAATGTTGATAGTTTGCCTATTTCGCGAGATGAATATGCCTGGTGGGATATTTTACGAATGAAGAAAAATATTCAGCTTATAAAAGATTATAATGTCCCTGTAGTACATTGCGATTTAGACCTTATTTTAGTAAAAGATATTACACCGATTGTTCATTTACCATATGATATTATTATTTCTATGGAACATTATGGTGCAGACGCAATGCCTAAAGAATGTAGTAAGCAATTAGGATTTGGGGTCTGCACCGGATTTTATATATTGAAACCATCCAGCATTGTCTTTATAGAAACTATATATCAAAAAATGTTATCCAAAGAATACGATAGTTATAGCGATCAAGTGACTTTTATGAACTATATAACAAAGTCAGATAATTATCAAGTTAAAGACGAAACTATCCTGTTGGATGGTGTTTATTTTACAAATAAAATAATTTTTATTGATTCTATAACTATATGTGTATTGGATTTTGAACTTATTACACGAGACCCCACTAGACAAAATAATCAATATGGCAATCATATTCATATTCCTAATGCCGGGTCAACCAATGATTTTATACGATTTTTTTATGAAGACATTGAAGATTTACCAGATATTACAGCTTATTATTAATCTCTAAAAAGATTAACTTTATCAATCTATAAAAATATTTGTATTTATACATTGATTATTTTGTGACCATATATGCTTAGGCACTTCCCTGACCAATTTCTAAGTTGGGGCGCATGAAATCTGACTCAATCGTGCTCTGGTTCCAAGGGCCAACATATTGCTGAGGGTTAGGGGGCTCAGAACGAAGCTGGAGGTTGGCGTTTCTCAAGCTCTGGCCGATGGTATCAATACCGATGTGGTAACCGGCCTTTAACAAATTAATGTTAGCCAAGTCACCCTTGCCTTGGGGGTTCAACTGAGCCCATTGACTGTTGGAATCCTTGGGGAGCAAGTCGCTAGGGTTCTGGATATTGGGCTTGGAGCATGAAGAAGGCATGCCACCCATGGAAGGACCAGCCATGCCCTTAACAGAGGCGAAGACCTCGTTTTGGCCTAAAGCCTCGGCGGGACGAGGTCCGGAACCAGAACCTCCGGGACCCTTGGCTCCTTTGTTTACATAAGCGGGGTTCGAGTTTTGTGACATATATTCAGAGCCGGACATACCTTTGCTCGTCAAATTATTTGCCAGCATACTAACGCCATAAGCGACGACTAATATAACAATAATTGCACCGATACCGTAATCAGACCACAGTTTTTTTAGAGAACTAGTCATTATATATAAAATTAGTGATAAAATATTTTTTTGAATACATTTTAATTAGTCATTAAACTTTATTCCTTAATTAAATCAATTCAGAAAACTCATTTAAATCCGAATCGGAATAATCATCTACTTCGTCATCACTTTCATCTAAATCTTCTAGAATATAAGTTTTCTTAATATTCTTGGCCTCTAAAAAAGCAAGGATAGCTGCCTTTTTGGCATCTTTCGCCTTTTTTCTAGCCTCTTTGTAAATTTCATAGTATACCTGATTCGGTTTTTTCAATGTCATTGTTTCTAAAGTTGTTGCCGATTCCATCGGGTCATATTCTGTTAACTCTAACCCTACTTCTGTTTCTGTTTCCGGAAACTCATCTATTTCTACTAAAGGTTCCTCGGTAAAAGCCTCCGTTTGAATGACGATTTTGTCCTTTTCTTCGTCTTCTTCTTCGTCTTCTTCCTCTGCGCCTTCGGTGTCTTCTTTTTCTTCTTCTTGTTCACTATTAACATCTTCAGCTACAACTTCTTCCTTAACATCTTCTTTCTCTTCTTTCACCTTTTCTTCTAGTAATACTGGTTCTCTTATTTCTTCTAAAACAGGAGGAGGAGGAACTACAAGTTCTTCTCTCTTCGTTATAGCTAAAACAGCAGGCTCTCTCTTCTTTTTAATTAAACACTGTTCAAATATCTGTTCGCTGTTTAATACCATGCTCTGTTTTAACTCTATTTCAATTTGGAAATTTTTACTAGTAAATTTGATTCCTTGTATCTCAATGATAGAAATAATAGTTGTTTCAGCAGTGACATCGTCTATGGTAAGCGGTGTTTCACTCTCATTATATATTTTAACATGCGGATAGTTTGTGCTATAGTTCATTTTCACATTGACTCTTAATAAGTAATATTTCCCGGATTTATAAATTTTAAGCGGGCTAGTAAATGCTGACTCAATATCGTCTAACTCTAGTTTATTTTGAAACCAACTATCGCCATTCTCGTAAATAAGTTGATGACACCTAGATTCCAACTTTTCTATCCAATGAATAAATTCTTCGTCATTATGGTCGAACATCAAATCAGTGCATATCTTTTTGCCGTTTTTAATAAACCCCTGTTTTGTAAGACATTTAGGAGTTTCAATATATAAAGATTTCTCTTGACATAATATTTTGGTAAAGTAAGCTCCTCCTTGAATTCCAGTAGGAACCGCTAAAGATATATTTTGGAATTGAAACGAATCATTCGCTAGATGAATACCGTCCATTATTATTTTTATAAGACATTTTTTAATTGATTAACACGCAAAAAAACCAAATAAAAAGTATTATAGTAAGTATATTACTTAGTTATTATGTCTGCAACCCCGAATACAAGTTCTACACCATCTACCATTACGAATACGGTTGTTAAACAATGTTTAGATATATTAAAGAGAGATGATATCAAGTATGAATTAAGCACTCTTTTCTCTCCTATATTGAATGTGATATTATATGAATTAAATCCATATATTTACGTAACTGTTTTACTAGTATTTTTGATTTTTATAATGATTTTAGCGATTTTGATTCTCTTACTTTTAATTTTGCGTAATAAGAATATTATGAAACCTATTCTTTAGAAATTTTTTATATCTATAGACTATATATAACTATGTCTTGTTCTGCACCAAAGATGATGGGCGGTAGACGCCGTTCTAGAAAACAACGAGGAGGTGATAGCGCTTGGCAAAGTGTGATGAATGCTGTTGGCAGTGGAAACACCCAATGGCAAAACGTATTCGGTCCTAACTCTAGAGCCATGGGCAACCAAATTACCCACGCTAATGGCACACCTAATACAAACATGTCGCTTAAATTAAAGGGAGGTCGCAGAAGAAGACGAGGAAAGAAAGGAGGCAACTTTTTAAGCACAGCAGCTGTTCCTTTTGGCTTGCTTGCCTTGAACCAAACCTATGGTCGTCGCAGCAAGGGACGCAAGTCTCGCAGAACTCGCCGTCAAAAGTAGATACTAGCCATTAGAAAAATAATAAATAAATAATTTTATAACTATTTATTTATTTGCGATATTGCTGTAAAAATTTGGCTATTTGGTCGCCATACTTGTCTTTCAATATAGTATTTTCCACAGTATTATATTTATTATGAATATCATAATCCCTTCCACGAAATGTATTTGTGTCATCGGCCGGTAAGTTCACTTTTCTTCTCATATATGTTTCCTCAGATTGATGAATATAATGAGCGATAAATGCAGGTGCTTGCATAAAAGGACAGGTCTTATAAAAAAACTGGGGTTCCAAAATACTTATTCTCTCTTTAAAAACAGAATACATTCTTTGAGGATTTCTAATTTGATAAAAGTGTGGATTGGTAGCCCTCACTATCTGGCTAGGTCTTACAAAAGTCTTCACATGTCGGTCTATAGTAGGATCTGATTTAGTATAACTCTTTACGATTAATGCATTCGGTTCTTTAATAAGATGATTTGTTCCAAATAGGGTCCAATTAAGCGCCACTGTATCAGCAAAGGGAAACCTGGATAACATTCGTTTTACTCCTAAAAATGAATTTAAACAAATAAATTCATCGGCATCTAAATAAATTAACCAATCAGCTCTAAATAGTTGCGCAATTTTGGCAGCCCGATTCATTAACGGCATTTTAATAGCACCATTTAATTCGCATCTCTCAACAAGGACTCGTTTATCAAAATCCTGAAAGACATTTTTTAAGGGGACTTTTGATTTGTGATCAAAAATATAAATGATACTGAATCCAATGAGTAAATGGTGTGCTGCCCATTCTCTTATCCTTAATTCATCCCGAGCATTAGTAAATAACATGACTCTCATTCTTTTTTATATCTTCCTATAGTATAGACTTTTTATTTTCTATGAATTCTTCCTCAAACACAAATACAAACAACAACAACAGCTTTGAACAACAAGTTCAACAATGGGTGTCTATTGATAATCAAATCAAACTTTACAATGAAAAAATTCGTGAATTAAGAGAGAAACGACAAAATATACAAAATAATTTAATAGAATATGCTGAAACGAACAAATTAACAAATAGCACTATTCAAATAAGCGATGGTAAACTGAAATTTACGAAAACAAATGTAGCATGCCCTCTAACATTCACTTATTTAGAAAAAACTTTAGGTACTATTATCAAGGATGAAAACCAATCTAAGAAAATTTTTGAACATATTAAACGACAGAGGGAAATAAAGGTGATAAATGAGATTAAACGTTTTTATAATAAATAATTTGTCTTACATATTATAAATGAACAATAACCAGAATAGTTATGTCTTTTTAAAAAAAGGAGGACTTGTTTACTCAGGAGGGTTTCAGGTCGATTCCGATATGATGTCTGGTGGAAGCCCTGTAGCACAATCTATCAGTAGAAATTTTGCTATTCCTGCATCATTAAGCATGGCTAAAAAAGAGAAGCGAGTGAAAAGCGATGTCACTGTATCCAATACGGATGAAGTAATCGGTGACGCTATTTATGAAAAATTACTAGGTCTTGTAAACATCTCTTCATTGAAAAAAAGAGCTACTCGTAGAGAGAAAAAGGTTTTCAATAAAACTATAAAACACCGAGACCAAACAATATAGTAAGTATCAATAGTCCTATAATGCAAACAGATACGAGTGAAATTTTAATATTCGTGTTCCTTAGTTGTTTATCTGTCATAAGAGGCTTTTTATACTATATTATAAGATTAATTTATTATAAAACAGTTACTTTAATCTCTAATAAGATATGGGTCTCTTGTATACCTTAAGGCGCTGGTATAATACCCATAACAAGCAGGATACAGAGTGTGGCAACCACCGCAGCAATAAATAATGGTGTATACTTACTAAATGAGCTACTCTTAACAAAAGGAGAATCAGATGAAGGCATTTATAATAATTACAAGATTATTTTATTATAATAAATATGTCAATACAGTAACTATTTATTATACATTAGTAACAATAAAGACAATTGCTAAGATAACTGCAATTAAAGATAGGATTATGAAAGTAATTGAATATTCTCTACTAAGAATACCAAGTTTATTAGAAGATGAAGATGACGACGACG